GACTGAATTGCTTCCCACCGCTAATAAGGGAAGCGCACCACTCTGCAAACCCGCCGAACATAGGAACAGAGACAATCGGACTCAATGCCGCAGTCAATAAGAGGTTGCTCATGAAGTCATCCTCTTTGTCTTTGTCGCCAAACAAACCTGTAGCCAAGCCGTTGAAGAGACCATTAGCAAGAGCGGCAATAGTATAAACACGAAAGGCTCCCTGAAAAGCCTCCCAGAAAGGAACATCCTTTTTGCCTTGCATCATCACTAGGCCGAACTTGTTCATCACGTCAGACAAGAAAAGGAACTGGGCTTGCTCAAAAGAGCTTCCACCTATCAAGTGGATAGCCTTAGCGGAGGTAGATAAAGGCTGTGCCGTCTGGTAGATGTTTTTGTTAAGCTCCCATCTTATCTGTTCATGCGACAAACCTCGATTAGCAAGCATGTGGGAGGTCAGTTGATTCGCAAAAGATATGCTCCACCAGTCAAAAGCCATAAGGCCGCTCATGCCCGCTTCCTGCCAATATCCCCATTGCGCTTGTTTTTTCAGGGGAATGCTTAATGCCTTATCGGCAAGCACACGGTCTTCCCATCCACGGTACTTACGTTCCTTCATTGCCTCCAAGTCACGAAGCTCTTCAAGGGTAAAACCTTTATAGTTCCCGCTTGTCACCTCTGCCACGCCTTTGATAATTTCCATCATGGAGAAGTTGCTACCAACGATAGGGTTGAACAAAGCCGCCCCAGAGCGCACCAGAGAAGCCAAGGAGAAAGCAATCCTTGTCTTAGCCAATACTTGGAACACTTTCCCCATTACCTCTGCCAACACGCTCTTTTGGGCATACACACGCCCCTCGTTGATGAAGTAATACAGGGCTTTGTTTGCCGCCTCGAAATTGGCTGGGCCTAATAATTTCTGCAACTGGGCGTTCGTGGTGGGATTAGCCCATACCCGGTTGTTGAAGTTGACCAGTTCCGAAGCTGTCATCCACCCCTCCATGATAGAGCTATAACGAAGATATTCCCCAAGAGGGTTTATTTCCAGAGAGAGCGCCGCCGAAGAGGGAGTGTTCCGGTGCTTTGCGTAAGAGGGCAAGCCCGTCCTTGTGACGTGTCCCTTACTGTAAGCATCCATATCCCCTTCTTGCATTGTATTATAGGCGGCAATATTGCGGGGCGTATAGTAGTCATCAAGGATAACCGTCTGGCCATAGTTCTCTGCCATGAACGCCCGAAGCTTCTCGCCCTTTTCCCGATACAGGTTCTGTAACTCGTCAGCAAGGTAAAGCCCATCCGGCCCAAGCAATTCCAATAGCTTGGCAATATCTTTTTCCTTCCTCGCAAGGTATTCTTCTTCAATGGCTTCCAACTTGGATTCAAACTCTTCGGAAGTAATGGCACCATCATCAAGGCTCTTGTTTAAGCCCTCCAACTCCTGTTGGTACTTCCGATAGTTGCCGAAATCCATCCCCTTGTCTCCAAGGTTTTCTCTCAATACATCCAAGCCATCCTTCTCTCTCAATGTCTGATAGACTTTGACAAGGCCATACTTGGTTAGCTCATGCCCCATAAAGGGAATAGTTTTTGTAGAAAGCTCATCAAAATACCTTGGAGAGTTCTGCCCTGCAATCTCCATCATTCCACGCATGATGCGAATCGCATGGGACGTAGCCTTTTCTTTTTCTACCCCTCGCTGTTGCTCTGCGAATTGGACGTTGTTCTGTAAGAATGTCCCTATGTCCTTAAAGGATTTCATGGAAGACATCACTTCGAGGAGTTGTTGAAGGCTCATGAATTGCGTGAAGATTCTATCTAAAAAGCCCGTTCCCCGTTGGTCCCTTTCCATTACGGCTTTTCTAAGGGCATCACGATTCTTCTCTCCTCCTACTCGCTCATTGATTTTAGCGTTAAAATCATTATAGAAGCGCTCAATACGTTCATTAACCTTTTTCCTGCGGAGTCGCCCTTCACGCTGTAGCTCCTTCAATGTCTTAACTGCTTCCGCAAGTTGCTGTGCATTGAGAGCATACTTATACCTTCCGTTAGGCATCTTCTCCCGATACAACGCACTACCAAACACCTCAAGGAGATTCTTTTGGTTTTCCAGATTTTCCAGTTCCAGAGCAAGTTCTTCTGTGGCAGGCTGGTTTTGAAGCTCATCTATGGTGCTATCCAAGACTTCAAGCTGGGTTGCAACTTCGGAAGGAGACATAGCCATAACCTCAAGGGCATCCATAGTTTCCTCTCTGGCTTGTGCGTCCAAAGAACGAGAGCGTCCCTTGGTGTCCTTAAAAGCATTCTCGGCAAGCCTTCGCAAGCTCTGTATGCTCTTACTGGCAAGCTTCTTCTCTGCCGCCGCCTCCGCTCTTTCCTCCTTGATGTCTTTCCTTATTTCCTTGGAGATTAAACCCCGGAGGAATTTCATTTCCCTGTTGAAATCCTTCTTAGCTTTAGCGTCCGCTTGCTCAACCCTCCTGTTTATCTCGTCCTGAATAATGCGCTCCAACTGCTTCCGGCTCGCCGCCTCCGCTCTTTCGTTCAAGGCCGCTACTGTGGCATCCAATGCAGTCTTCATGTCCGCATTAAACGCTTCGTTGCTCTTGGGGTTCGCAAGCCTTTCGGCAAGCTGGTTGGAGATAAACTTCCGGCTACCAGAAGCCATTGCATTAGCGATAGAGAGAACAGAATTCAGTAACGCTTTCTGTTGTCCTCGTTCGGTCAGCTTCCCTTGAGAAAACCTTTCCGAAAGCTTTATCATGCTCCTCTGCAATTTGTGGAGCTGGCCTATAGACCTTTCCGATGCGCCATTGACTATGTTTGATATGGCTTCGTTAATGGTTCTTACAGAAGGAGTTACATCAATAGTCCCACGCCTCCTCACGGAAGGAAGGCTCTGGCCCATTGGCAAAATGCTTTCTCCGGTCGCACCATTGACAAGCTCTGCCATATCCTGACCATCCCTGCGTTCGGCCATAGTCGCCAAAGATTTAGACCACTTGACAAAATCGGGAGATACAATGCCCTGCTCAATGGCCTCTTTTATCAGAGCGCCTTCCGCAAAGACATTCCCAACTTCCGCTATAGCGTCCTTCTGCCACTCAAGGATTGTTTGAACATTGCCGGGCATTGCGGAAAACAGTTCCGGCGTTGTTGCCAAAGCCTTCCCCATGTTCGCCAAATGTTCCTGCAACACAACGTCATTGCTCAAATCCCCTATCTCTTCCGCACTACGTCCCAAGAACTCCAAGTAATTCCTTACTTGTGTTTCAATAACGCTTCGAGAAATAACGCCGCTCTCCAAATCGGATATTGCACGGGCGTGAATTATTTCTTCCAGAATATTGAGAGGATTCGCTTCACCCCTCGCAACAGCAATCGTGCCATCTCTATATGCAGATACAATTTCCAGCTCATTTGCTACATCTTCAATACTTACTTTCCCATCACGAAAACTCTGCAACAATTCCGGGTCTTGGTTAATTACAGCCAAAGCCCTAAGTCGTGCTATAGTTGCATTGTTGTCTTCTGTGGATTGGATTTTTGCTCGGAGTTCGTCAGGAGTATAGCTCTTTATCTTCGTCTCCTTGCCCAACCCTGACTCTATCTCTTCTTGGGCGAAAATATTTAATGCCCTGATAAATCCCGGATTTGACTGCAACGCTTGAGACATGAACGTCCCTGCGATTTCGTCTGTTACTGTGGTTGCTTTTTCAGCTCCACTTACCGGGTCTCTCTCAACAATATTAAAGGTTCCGTCCCCGTTGTCGTATATCTCCGGCATCAGCTCAACATCCTTAAACCTCTCTGCATTCTTAGCTAAAAAGTTCAGGAATATCCCCGCTTGCTGGTTTGTTATTTGCACGTCGGGGCTTACCCGGTTATTGCGAAGGGCCGATATAAGCCTGTTTGTGCGCTCCTTGCCGTCTGGCATTTCGGCAATAGCCACAGCTTCCGATTCGGGTACACCATAAGCTTGAAGGGCCGAAGCGCTTCTTCCTACTCGGTTGATGAGGTGGTTAGCTTGATAGCCCCCAACAGCACCAATGGAGCCGCCAAGAATGGCTGTAGCCCCCAAGAGTTCAGGGGATGTGAAGTCCAATGTTTCCCACCAGTTTTTAAGGGTGTTTTGCTGGGTAAGCTCAAACCCCGCAGAGCGCATTACATTCTCCAATCCAACATAAATTGGGTCAGCAATGACTTCTTGGGTATATTCAGACAAAGCACCAGCCGCCGCACCTCTTACGGTGGCGGGAACTCTTCCGGCAACAGAGGCAATCTTCCTACCTGCCTCTGCCACCTTAATACCTTTGGAGGCCAAAGCACCAACGCCAAGAGTTACGTTTTCAAGGAGACCTTCCAAGGCCCCAACAGTAACACCATATGTCAATGCTCCTGCCCTAGAAGAATTCGTCCTATATGCCTCAAGACCTACAGTTGAACCATACACCATTGAGCCGACAGCTGTTCCTGTGGCGGCCATTGCTACAGGCCCACCCGGTGAAGCCAAAAGAGAGCTTCCTGTTACTGCCGCCACTTTCGGAACTTGGTCTGTCGCCGCCTTAAAAGCTATCCCTATCCACGATGTAGGCATGTCTCGGCCCTGACGATATTCCTGCTGGATAGCCAACGCAAGGCGTTCTGCTTGGGCGCTATCACCTCCTCCGTCAACCATGAGCCTAGCAAAGCGGGAGACATCAGAGGCGGTGTCGTCTATGGCTTGGGTGAGCCAAGTCCTGTCGTCTTTGGGCAACATGTAGGGAAGCATCTGAATGGCTAGAGAGAACGTCTCTCCTTCACCAAGCTTCAACAACCTGTCTGCCATCTTGTTCCAATCCAGCTCTCCGCTTTCTATGTATTCATCTTTAATCCACGAGACGGAGTTATACGCACGCTGGTAAATGTATTTAAGCGCAGGCTCTTGGTTGAAAATGTTTTCCGCATACAGGTTTAGATTGCCTTCCAAGCTGTCGATTGCTTTCTGGTAATCGCCTCCTGTTTCTATAAAGGAATCGAAAAATCTGGTAGAGGCTTCATTGTATGCTGTCTCCTCATCCTTGTTCCTTTGAAGCTCTTGAGCGTATTTGCTGACAACTCCGTGCATGGAGTCGGTTTGATAATGCTTTTTCAGGAGTTCTAGTGCATACCCTTTATCCATCTCCCCTTCCGGGAAAAAGTTTTCAACAATGCGATTGAAAACATATTTGTCTCGCATAAACTGCGGGGCATTATTGAAATCCCTAATTTGCTCAGCACTAAGTATTTTTTCCAGCTTATTGTTTGTTACATCTTGCGCCGGAACATCCCCAAACAAGCCTGTTGTTGGATTGATATACCTAGTAACCGAATAAACTATATCTTCGTTTCTTTTTATCTTCTCACGATACCTCTCATACTCCGGGTCTATACCATTTGCTTGCAGTTCCTCACGCAATGTCCCTACGGCATCTAAGGCTTCTCGTGGAGTAGTAGGAAGCAAGCTAGACGACATCCTTAAATAATCGTCAAGCTTTGTGCGAATACTTCTCTTGTTTCTTAAAACCCCTTCAATTTGTTCAGAAGAGTAAGCTTGAGGATTTGCTTCTAAATCCTCTTCTGTTATTTCAGGTTGCTCCTTATTAGAAGCGAGGCCCGAATTCATTTTCTTTATTTCATCCAACAGGATAGAATCTTCGGGTTGTTCTGAAAGCTCTTCCATGATTTGTTTATAAATTATTCCAATAGGAAAGCAATGCACAATAAATTCCCTGCTCTCCTTGTGCATCTAATCCAGCTTTCGCCGCTATCGCTTTGGCCGAAATCATAGCTTGCACATCCATTAAATCTTTGTGTGGAGCTTGGAGGAAAGATTCATCTGCTACGATAAATCCTTGAGGGGGCGCCCCGGCCCGTTTATATATGCTCAAGTAGTCTTTCTCGTTTGTAATGAAAGAGTTACTTCCGGCCCAAACAATAAAAGCACCATTAGTCGGAATATCTATAGAAGCTTTATTCGATATAGCCGACCCTCTAACGTTGTTCGGAATAAATGTCGCCTTTCTTTCGTCTCTGTCTTGCTGTCCAGAAGGATAAACAGAGGCAGAAGATAATGGGTCAATACTGCTGATATTATTCCGAGAGAACGCCTCTTCTTGTGCGAAAAAAACAAGCTCATAAAGCTCTTGTCCGGTAGGAGATTTCCCATTGTGTTCTGCCCTATATTCAGCAATCTTATCAGAAAGGACGGAACGAACTTCGCTTTTTATCTTTTCTTGCAGGAACAGATTGTTCGAGTCCGGCACATACTCCATCACAGCATACCTGTCTTTTGCCGTTTTCGGGTCTAGGTATGTCCTGCTTTTGTCTAAGAAAAACTGGTTCTTCCTCTCTTTGAACTGGGTATTAAACTCTTCCTCCGTCAAATAAATCGGAGTAGTTCCTCCTTGAGTTCCTGTGTAATCCGCTGTCTTGGTCAGAGGTAGTTGGCCGTTATCCCAAAACTTCTCTACCAACTTGTCAGCCTGATTGAACGTTTCCGGGGAAATCTTTTGTGTTACAAGCTTGAGCAATGAGTTCTTGTCGCTGGTGCTGAAATTCATCTGCTCAAGAAGCCGTTCAGCTTGGGAGAGGATGTTGGCCTGTCCCTCTGGCGACTCTTTGTGATAATCCTCTGAAAGCTTGACTGCCCAATTAGACATGGCCGCAAACTGCATTGGAGTCGGCTCAACCTTGGCGCTCATGGTCTTCTTCATGTTGAGGAGGTTGACATATTGCTGGGTCGTCAGCTGGTTGGTGTCCAATAGCTTTTTGGCGACATCCATCTCAAACTCTTCCGGGTTGAACAAAAACTTCTGTACGAGAGAGTCATACGATTGCTTTTGAATCATGCTTATCCGGCCCTGCGCTTGGTTCAATGCGTACTGCTGTTGCTCATAGGTCAATTCACGACGCTGTACAGCACCATCCCTGTTCACCTCTTCCAGAACACCCCAAGGGTTCCTCAATGTTTCCTGCTGGATGATGTCTTGTGTCTGGGCTTGAACAATTCCATTCTCATTCAACATCTTTTCCGCAGGTGTTAGGTAGGGGCTTTTATTTATCTCCCTAGCCAACCCGAAATCCCTGTTGGCCACAGCAATCTTGAACGCCGCATTAGTTTCGTCTGCGGCCATCTTTGATATTCTGTCTGCCGCCATCAGGCCTACCTTGTTCTTCTCCTCTTTCAGCAACAGGTTGAGCCTTTCATTGGACAACATCTGATTGCGCCCAACATAAAACGATTTGGCATACTTGTTGTTAATCTCTGCCGCCCTTGATGTCATCTCCTCCGTATAAGCGTCCAGCCAAACCGCAGGGTTGTTCATCGTGCTGGGGTCTTTTTGAAGCTGATTGAAAACCTGTGTGGAAGCTTCCATGTACTCTGCTTGCATGCGCCGTGACTGAATACTGTCGTTCGTTGTCTCGACTTCCGCTTGCGCCTTCGACCACATTGTGAGTCCTTCGCCAAGGTCGCCAAGCTCCTTTACTCGGCTCTCTTTATCAAACTCATTTCCAATAGGAACATATCTGGCCGCATCATAAGTGGAGCGCAAATAACGGTTTGAAGGAGAAGGCAACAACCCCTCCTTGTTTGCACTACTGACACCCAGTCTTATGTCTCTAGTATCGTTGGTCGCCATGATTAAAATAACCCTCCTATGGATGAACCTATCTTAGAACCTATCGCCATTCCGGTGGGGCCTCCAAAATAAGCTCCCACACCAGAGCCAAGTAGCGAGCCAAGGAATCCACCGGAGGAGCGCTTGCTAGCCTTCCGGGCTTCGCTTGCCCGCCAATCAGCAACGCTTGCTTGATACATTGTGTTCTGCCTCTTTTGTTCCGCTTCCACCCAAGCATCAGCTATTTGTTGCTCGAACTGGCTCATTGTCGCCTGTTGTACAGCGCCTATGGAACCGGAAGTCGGGGCGAAGCCTGTCCTGACTGCTGACACCCTTTGCTGGGCTAGGTATTTCGCCTGATTCCCTCGAAGGCGAGACATGTTTATTCCGGCAATCCTGTATGCCGACTCGGCTTGATTCCTTAACGCCTGTGCCTGATTCTCATAACTGGCGACATAGTTGGCATATGACCGCTTCTTGCTCAAGGAAGACGACACATCCGAAAGAACACTACCAAATCCTTTAAGCGTCGCAGAGTTGAAGCCGAACGGGTCAAACGTGTCATCCCATGCTATTTTGTTGGGACTAGACTTCTCAAACCCAGCTGACGTATCTATGGAAGCCGTTGATGATAAATAACTTGTGTTGGGGTTATATGTCGGCGGCTGGGGCATTTCAGGATAACCTATCTGATAATCAATATCATACAGGCCGTTCATTGGCTCCAATCCAGTCAACGAAGGTAGGAGCGCATTCGTAACACCAGTCGTAGGGTCTGTCCAAATTTCGTTGTAAGCTGGCTCTGCTATTTCTGTTCCACCCCAGAGTTGACCATTAAGAATGTCGCTTCCCCACATCCATGAGGGGAAGCCTGTCAACGGCAACAAACCATCTGCGGTTAGGCCGCCTGTGTCAGCTAATGATAGTGGAATCATACAGAATATACGCCGCTAATACGTTCACCTTTTTAGCATCATCTAAGGAAAAGTACAGTCTTGTATCTGTAGAGCTTTGTCCACTCAATACAATATGGTCTCTCCCGTTAGACAAGTTTGTTGATACCGACATGGAAGTGCTCTTTTCCATAGCTATCGGGGCATCATAGTCCAATGCCTGAACTGTGGCCTGAATCCTTGGCGCGCCATAAGCCAGACCGTCATCACTAAGGAATGAAGATGAAGGAGTTACATCGTTGCTCTCATCCCGTGATACTTGATACCTAAGTTGGCTAATCTTCGTAGTGGTCGCAGGAATGACATAATTATTGGCATTCCCCATTGGCATTGAAATAAACTCCGAAAAGATATGAAGCCCAAAAACAAAGTTTGGAAGAGTCGATGAGGTGCTGGACGGGGGAGTAATAAATCCGCTGTTCCCGGCTTGGCCAATATCGTTTTCAATTTCAGACTTAACATTAAATACGATTTGGCTCTGGGAGAACAAGCCTTCACCCTCCGGCGCTTGCTGGTAATAAGAATAATTATTATTTACCTCATTGCCGCCAAAGCAATAGCCTGTGGTTGTTTGCCCGTTAGCTGAAATGATGTCCAGATATACAGGCTTGGTTTCGTCCCACTCTATCTTGGATGTAGTAGCTTTAACTCTCACATCCATGTATGGGAAAAATCCATATTCCACATCATGGCCGGCCTCGTCAAAGACTGATAACTGCAAAATCTGTTCTGCACCTTCCCATGAGGGAACCGATCCCGAAGAGAAGTAACACCTTATCTTCTGGTTTGCCTTCAACACCAAACCTAAGAAATAGAACTCAAGGATTGGCAACTGATTTTTGTCGTCAGGCAACAATATCGAGTTAATAGAGTAAGTAAGGAATTCTTGAGTCTCTGCGTCGAAAACAAACATCCTGAACGGCCCTTTGGTTAATACCTCTTGAGAAGGGTCGTACAGGTTCTCAAAAAGGAAAGATTCTATCTCAACATCACTCCCACTAGCGACCGGATTGTTGAAAATAGCAGACTCATCGAAGGAAAAAGAAAATCTTGATATCCAGCTTTGAGTTGTAGGGATTTTGGCCTGAACTGTGAGTTGCGAACTATTTGTGTTTTCCTTGAAGTAGCCATTTACAATTAGAGTGTTAAGAGCATCTGTGTCGCTCGTCTGCCCCGTGGAGAAGTTGTTCCATGAATTGTTTACAAAGCCTCCATAGGCCAGAGCATCTGTGTCGCTCGTCTGCTCCGTGGAGAAGAAGTCAACACAAGGATTGCTGTCTTCCATATAAGAGAGGAAGTATTGATTGGCGTTTACGAAATCGTTCTCGCCTTTGCCTTTTACGGAAACTATCAATCCTTCTTCGCCTTTTACCGGGTTATTGTAACAGCATACCTGATTTATGAAGGCTCCTTGAATATCGCATTGGAACCAGCCATTGATGTCCTGCACCCGGTTATACAGAAGCCCTAAAAGCCTTCCGTCGCCAGTAGTACCCCACCAGATTGGGTCAGGGTCTTTCTGAATAGAATGAGAAGTAATCCCATAATCAAACAAATCGGGTGCCATAATCGTCACATCTTCCGATGTGTAGCCATCAATCTGGAAAGAGTAGATTGACTGGATAACACCCTTTTTGTCTCTAGGAATGAAAAACAGGCTCTCCGTCATCAGTTCCCCTTGCGCCACAGAAGAACCCCATCTGGATTGCTCTTTAATAATGGGTACAGGATTGCTTGAGTCGCTGTCGTTCAGCACCCATTCGCCAATGTCTGTTCCTACTATCAAATCCTTAGAGGAAGACAACCATTGAATCTTTTGGCTCTGGTTGGCACCTATCGTCAAATCCCAGCCGGAATCTGCCATGTCGTCCACAGAGAACTCATTATACCTGTCAACACGGGAAGCCCATATTGTTTGGGGCTGGGCCTTGGTTGAAGCCAATATCAGCCTCCCATTACGCAACGCTATGCAGGAGGGATAGCCTTTTTCTACAGAGAAGGCACACTTGACTAAATCGTTAAACTTGGCCGAATAGTAGTTGGTGCCACTGATATTGGTTTGAGTCAGCTGGTAGTTGCCACGCCCAAACAAGGAACTAAATGTTTTGAATATGCCATCCAGCACAGGGGCATACATCATTGGCATAATGGTCAGGTTTTGGAATACCGTCGCATCTGTCGTTGTTGAAGTAAGCCTCTTTTGATTAGGCCACACGGCAAAGGGAATGTCTGTCTGATAAACACCACCTCCATTATCAACCTCAATGGACTGGCCAGCATCACCAGTATCGGTGAGCACGGTTCCGTTCTCACCAATATAAACCAGCCCAACAAATACGCCCGGAGTATTGCTTCCCGACATGCTAAGCTTCCTCGGCTGTGAGAAATAGCCATTGCCGATTCGGAAGACTGTGTAGCCGCCGCCAGAAGGATAGCCTGAAAAGACCTTGCTATTCTCCAAATAACTTACAAGAACCCCTTTGTTTGTCGCCACTTCTGCGACTGTGCTAAGAGTCCAGTCGCCTCGAACGTAGCGGCATACGATGTTTGCCATCCTAAAGAAGTTAATGGGAATGCCGACGTTGGTGCCAGTAGAGAAGTTGTATATGTTCCCATTCAATACACCGTCCGTTTTGTTCATCAGGCAGGAGCCGATAACAATATCCCCCGGAGTATATTCTTTTAACCACTCGGCAATTCGAGTCCCGTCGTTGCCTGTTAATTGCGAGACGGAACCATCAGAAAGGAAATACCTGTCCCCAAAAACAGCGTTGATAGTGTTTAAAGAGACGCTGGTGTCCTCATAGACGTAATAGGGAATATCCGGGTATGTCTCATGGTTCCTACAAAACATGGGACTATCAGGATTAGTTCCTTGTCTTTTATCCCTTATATAGTAGTCGTCGCTCTTGGGATAAGTCAGGAAGTCCATTGTTGTCAGCTTGAAGCCGATAACAGCTTCTTCCTGATAAATCTTTTCGTTGCCCTGATATATCTGTTTAATCGGGAAAACGGCATTGTTGTAATGCTCAATTTTATAATCGTTCCCTGCGAACACTTTCGACGTGTCGCCAAACATTTGAGCCATTATCAACGAACTCCTGTGGTCATTGTTGTTGAAGCTTTGGGTTGGAACGTCTCCCTGACCATAATTCACCTTAATACCAATGCCACTATATCCGGTTCCAGCACTAAACGACTCCTTGAACGAAACATAGCTTTGGGCGGCGTTTTGTCCTCCCGGAGTCCCACCAACGCAAAAACTGGTGACGGCCCCAAGAGAGCTGTCAATCTCAACCTCGGATGATGAGTAAGCATAAAGACCTATCGTGCCGTAAGCGTTGTTGCAACCAATGCTGGCATACAGCTTGCCTCCCCGCCATGTCAGGAAACAATAACAGTTGATAGGAATATCTTGATTGAAATCGGAGAAAGCAACAACCTGTCCAGAGCCAATCTCTATATCCTCCAAGGGATGTTCCACACCGGATGAGTCAGTAATGGACCACTTCATGTTGTTTCCACTACCGCTAAAACCAAAGCTGATAGATTTGTTGTCCTTGAAGTTTAAGGTAAGGAAAGGATTCGTTTTAGCATTGAGCTTATCAACACCATACAGGCCAAAGCAAAGAGAGTTTTTTGTGGAAATGTTTAAGTGCGAAGACGTGTCAAACTCCACCACGTACTGGTCGTCAGCCATAGAAATATCAGGCATTTTCGCCTGTGTGGCTGTCCTTGTTAATTCCAGCGGGAAGAAGTCTGGATGCACTATCCACATTTTGTCGTTTTGGGAGACATACTTGATTTTCTCCAAGTCCGTGTCCCAAAAACGCCCATGCCTCTCATTGCCAACATCAGCCGTCCATCCGTTGATGCCAGCCTGAAAAACAGAATCTATCTCAAGATTTACCTCCCATTTCCTCGTCTCGTCTCCAAAATACCCGCATTGGTAAATGGTTGCGAAGGGAGTGCAACCACCGCTCTCATACTTGTTGTCGGAGTGGACGCAAACAATGTATTCCTCGTTGTTGGTGCAAGGGAACTTCAATATCCGAAAAGGATTCTTGAATGCGTCAATCACACCAAAACCCGGTCGCCTCTTTAACATACCAACCTGCCGAGGAATAAAGTTCCTCATCAATGAACAACTCGTCTGGTATTTCTGCATGTCAACTCGTGGGGTGAAGTTCTCGGAAACCTGCCCCCCGTTGAAGTTGAGTTGCATTTGAAATTGCCGGGTATTTGAGGCCATATGTCTGGAAGGTTTTTAGTTTAATCGGGAATGTAGGTATAAGAGCCTTGGTAGGGTGCTGTCGTCCCAAACGGATAGCGGCCCCAAGTGGACTGGCTCATAAGCTTGTTGCGGTAGTTGAACCTGCCTCCCGTGTTGTTGATGAAGTCGTTGTCCCGCATCCTGTGCAACTCCCTCTGGTACATGTCCGCTATCATGTTATAGAGTTCAATGTTGTTCGTGATGCGTACACACGTAAGATAGGCCCACCTGATTCCTATGAGCGGTTTTAGCTGGTCAGGTATGCCTTGAAGCGTTGTCCCGTCTGTGGGGGCGGCAATGTAAACCAGCCTCAACTGGTCAACGTTTGCCAAGATAAACTCTCCCTCTATCTGCACAAACTGCGCCTGAATATTCCAAGGCTCTCCATTCACGGATATGATTGTCACCAAGTCGTCAGGCTTCGGGAAAGCATTGTGATAACCAAAGGCCGCCACCTCTGTGGGTGACGGCTCAATGATTACCCTTTTCCGGGCGAAGTTCCATTCGCCATCAATCATGACATCTTGAATAGCGAATGGAAGATATGCCTCTAATGCCTGACCTTCTACTGACTTTTTCCCCGTTTCCGGGTAGCTTTGGATTTTGTATTGGCCTAACAACCCCAAGGCATAATTAGCAATATCTAGGTCAGTCATTGTTTTTTCAGATTAGGGGATAACTAAGTCCATGATAATGGACAGCGTTTTGCTTGCGGCCACAGCGGCGCTGTTCTTGATGCACAAAACAAACTGATACTTCTCTTTGAGAAGTTCGTATGTCATGGCCACACCGTTGACTTCGATTCCGTTATCTACTACCCACTGCGCCGGGTCACAAAGAATCCAAGGCGCGGCATTGGCGGCGACGCTTGCGCGAACGATTTCACCAATTGTTGCCGTGGCAGTTAGTGCGAGAATGTCTCCACAGTTGTTTACCAAGTTGCCCTGCTTATCTGCGATATACAGTTCAATGGTGTAAGTACCTACACCTACGCCATTATGGGACATTGCAACCGAGGACAAGTCAATCACTACTCCCGGAGGAAGAGGGATGTCCATAATGGTGGAGGAAGCGGCGGTTGCCGCAGTCCCAGCCTTGTAAACGATAGTCTTTTTCAGCACCTGCCCACGCTGTAGCTGTGCGCTCAAATAGGGCGGCATACCAGCTTCCACTTGGGTTTTAGCCAAAGAATTTACAATAGCCATATATTATACTCCTTCCTTTGTTTGATTAGAAATTACCACTTGAACCAGAAACATCAATCTTGAGCACGCCCTTGTCTTCAATTCGGGTCGCACCCATTGCGATTTCGGAGTACGTCTGCCATACATACTGGTTGGTCGGAAGTTCCTCAATCCGAACGAACAGTTCTTCCAGCACGCCAAACGCAACAGAGTTCATCGTGAAGGCAATGAGGGTTCGCACATTCTCCGTGGATGTACCAGCGGTCGGGTCGGCCGCAGTACCAAGCGGACGGGAACCGAACGGAAGCATGTCCGCAGTCAGCGCAATGAAACGCACGCCAAGCACGTTGTCAATGTAGCCGCTGGCAATCGGACGCTGGTCGGAGTAAAGGATGTTCGTGAATTCCTTGATGCCGTAGAGAGCCGCAAGCTCTTCATGGGTACAAAGGATTACCATTTCAGGGCCACCCAAATCCTGACGTTCCACGTCCTGCCCCAACACGTTACGCATGCCAAAGATAGTCTTGGCTCGTACAATCTTGTCAAAGGTCAGGCCGGATGCCGTATAGGTTCCGCTCTGCACGTAGCCAACAGGAATCGTGTTGGCCGCTTCGTTGAAGGCAACGGGGATGTCGCCATTCTCGCCAGTCCACGCAGTACCAATAAGGCCCTCAACCGCCACCAAGTCACGGCGACGTTGCATTTCCATGCGCTCTGCGTCCACAATGCGGGGAAGAGGAGAGTCAATGGTCCCTGCCTGTTGCATTTCCGTGCGGGAAATCTCATGAGTGGACTTGAAGATTTTGGTCTTGAGCCACCGCTGTCTGAACTCGGCCTGTTGTGGGTTGGTCGCACCATACAGGTCGGTGATTTGAGTGGAGCTTACAGGGTCAATGATTTGGAACCTGCGCTGCCGGGAATTCATGCCGTAAACCCTCATGAAACGCTCCGTTCTAGAGCGCATCTGCTGAACAGCCGCATAAATCATGGGCGTGTACTCGTTTACAGCAAGAGTCTGGAAGTTTCCGTAATTTGCCATAATTTAGTTATACTTTTAATTCTTACCGTCAAAATGGGTTCGACAGGTGTCCTTAAAGTAGGGCTGTTTAATGAGGAAGACGGCTGTCCTCTTATACTATGAGTGTTAAAGCAAGTGTCCAAACGGGTTGCCTTTAAGAAAACAAATGCATAAACTTTATGAAAAAGCAAACAAAAACAGAGGGGGTACGCTATGCACAAACGTACCCCCTCCTCATTTATCCCTATGTTATCGCCTTTTCGCTCTTATTGAATCATGCAATCACACTGCTGTTTCACAACAGCAAGCGCAGTATGCAATACACGACGAGAGATTGCAATAAAAAAAATGCCCGTTGGAGGAAAGAACACAACATAAGAAACCTCCAACGGGCATTAGCATTTTGTTTTTGGTGTGAGACAAAATACGGAGAAAAAAAACTCACACCATCACAGGGACGATTAAACCCTTACGGCATGGCGCATGCAAGCATTATTTGCTTCACCATTTGATATTTTTGTTCGCAAGGAGCCTGTGGTACAGCTCTCGTGCGTCATGAGGCATTTGGTTTACCGAGCCATACTTGTTAATCAACCCCATGATTTGCTCCTTAGCGTCAGCCGCAGAAGCCTTCATGAAGCCGGGGACGGGCATCGTTCCGTCCTGCATACTGGAAACCTTGTCAAACAACGCAGAAAGGATGAAGGGATTGTTCAGAGCGCCCGCCATGTCAGGGGCCTCAATGTCAATCCCTGCCCTCACAAGCCCGTCCTTGAGCAAGTTAAAGTTGCGCTCATACAAGCCTCCCCACTCCGCTTGGAAGTATTTCTTAGCCTCTTTTGCCTGTTCTTCGATTCGCTTGGTATTAGCCTCATTCAGCTTGGCCGCATACCGTTCCTGAAAACGAAGCAACTCCTGCATCGTGTCGGCAGGGATGTTATGCTCATGGGCAAACTGGGCAAACTCTTTAAACGACTCTGCGTCCACCGTCTCTTTGTATTCGTCAGGGACTTGGTAGTCTTCCGCTTTTTCAGGAACACCCAAATGCTCACGCCATGCCTTCTTCTGCTCGTCAGTAGCATCGGCTCCGGGGCGTGTAACCTGTTCCGACTTTTTGCCAATAAGCTTGTTGGCATTGACAAAGCCTTTGATTAAGTCATTGATATTGTTGTACTTATTTGACAAGCTCTCGCCTCCCTCAAAAGAAGAGGCCCACCCTTCCTTAAACGTGCCGTCTTTATTTACAATGCTATCAACAGTAAATGTCTCGGCAGGTTTTTGGGTTAAGGCAGGGTCGCTCAATGACATGGTTCCCGGCATCTTAGTTTCCTGTGTAGCCGGAGGTTGCGCCTGTTGCGCGGCGGGCTGGGTGGTTTCAGTTTCGCTCATATAATGCTTCGATTACTTCAATTAGTGCGTTTATTCCTTCAATATAGAAGAGTTTGTTCTCGTTGAATCCTGCCTTCAATGCGCCTGGAATCTTGTACCTGCTTCCGCTGGCAATCGCCTTGAGGACGAACAGGATGTATTTGTCCGGGTCGGAATCCAATACTTCCTTGGCTTTGTCATACACCTCCTTGGGAATCCTTGCCGTGTCCCCAAGAAGGCTGGTGATTTCTACTTCGTCCGTGTTTTTGTCTGCTTCCATGATTAAATCAGATTCATGTCTTTGCTGGCCGCTCCAAGATTCTTCTGCACTTCCGAGAATGTCTTGGCATTAGCCATCTGGTTTGCCTCGTCTTGAGCCGCTTGGCGGTCTCTCCTCATCTGTTCCACCTTCGCCTCCGTCCTAGAGTACTTGGGTGACAGGCCAATATCAAGCATGCTCCTTCGGAAAATATAGTCAGCATTCACAGAGTCCAGAACGGTCGGGTCGATTTGTGAAAGAGGAATGACTACCGTTTGCAGGAACTCCGTAAACAAGGTCGGCTGATGCCTGTCCAAAAGAATCTGGAACGGCGTGCAGAACTGGATATGGTAATCCCTCAAAGGACGGACATAACCATGTTGCACCAGCGTGTTGTAGCAAAAGTCCACCAAGGGTTGCAGGAATTGCTCAATCAACCTCGTATAAGCCGTAGAGCTGATGCGTGCAGAATAAGACTCAATCATCTGCGCTACTGTGGCCTTCATGTATTGCGGGTCCTTCACCTGCAACAGCGGCATAAACAAATTAACGTCACATGCCTCATTGATGACACGCTCGAACCGCTCAATTTGCCATTGACAGTCAGAGGTTTGTGAGGCCTGTTGGAACAGGGGCGACGGCCTTGCCTGAATGTTCAGCGGGTTAAAGGTTGTTACCTCCCCGGCGCCATAGCCAATGTTCCCTTGGAAGCCTTCGGGTACAAGCATCGGCGGGAAAATCTTCTGCTGGGCCGCCTCTGCCAACGCTTTCAGGCAATTCACCAGCTCAATCTGGTCTGCCAAGGAAACCTTCCCAAACCCATACCCATACGGGCTGTTGGGCAAGTCAAAACAGTTGCAACAAATGACAGGACAGTTCTTGAAGAATTGCTCAAGCAATACGTCGCCTGTTGCATCGTACACGGAACGAAGCACCCACTCCTTGCCGTCTGCACGGGCAATAAGCCCTTCGTCCCCGGTGCGCTCCACTCGCTCCAACAAATGGAACACAAGGTAGTTGTCCGGGCTGTTAGAGTTGGCCATGTATTTATCCTTCACCGTTTGAGGCAAATTCTTTTCCGGGAACGTGGCTACAATGTCTTGGTTTCGCATCCAGTCGTCCCAACAGAACATATTCATCCGGCCAAATTTATCTTTGTCCACCATGAATGTCCCAACGGGAATTGAATAAAAGCTAAAGCCTCGCTTCCTTGTGTCCCACTCTGCCCAAAAAGCGCCAATGCCATAAGCCGCCCTGTCCCAGAAGAAAAGCTCGCTTGCCGTGTGCAGGTTGCTGTTCCTCATGAACATGGACACAACCCTAGCCGTCTCGGCATATTCGTCGTCAATGGTGCTTGTCACCAGCTCCCTGTCTGCCGCTTTCGCCAAGGGCGTAAAGGTGAACCACTCACTAGCTTTGGGCATTACAAGCTCATGCTGGCCTGTTGCGTTCAGCCTCAACGCACGCTCAAGCGTCGTGTCAATATATCCCTCATTATTAGGTGTGGATTCCTGTACAGCTCCATTCAGGTTAAACCGCCTGTCTGGCTCTACAAACTCCGCAACTCGTTGCCAGTTAGACACATATCTCTGTCTGTACGAATAGAGTTGCTCCCTCTTCTGCTTTGGACTCTGGTTGTTGTACAACATATTACTGGCCTAAAAAGCTTTTACCAATGCCGCCTGTTCCCATCCCTCTGGATGCAACAAACGTATTTGAGAAAGAACTCCTGCGCCTGTTTGCCTCCGACTTGCTCCTTACTGCCTCCTGTTGCGTCTCATACGTCTCTACAGGTTTGGGGGCCTCCGGTGCCTTGGTTGACTCACCTTTACCCTTGCTGGCAACACTATCAGCCGCACCACCCAAGGCCGCACCGATTGTAGTCCCCACGCCGGGCGCAATGATTGTTCCTACTACTGCTCCTACTGCACTTCCTACTCCTGACATTTTTTACTCCTTAGTTTAAGTTTTATGTATAAGTCCAACTCCTTACGTGAGTAAACATACAACTTTCCTCTCCTATGTCCACTACCAAATTGAAGGTGTGTGCTTGCCTTTAAGTGCTTTAAAAAGCCAACATAGTCTCCAATACCCAAAAAAAAGAAAAAGCCATTGGCCTCCTCATAGTCCACAGCGCTATCGGAAATATGCCTTGTCCGAAGAAACTCTGACTCCATGCCCCACACACGAACCTCCTCCGGGTCGATGCGGTAGTAGTGTCCCAACACAAGCCCGCCTCCGGTATAGAGGCGCACGCCTCCCTCGTGAAGCTTCCATGCCTCACTCAATCCCACCCCTGCGTCCCTCCTTAACACCCTGTCAGATTCGGAAAGTACGCTCAAACCGTCCTCGCCAGTTATGTCCAATGTTTCGCTCACGATGATATTTCCCAAATGTACATGTTATTCCCGCCTTATAGTCTTGGGTTGTTGGACCTTGCACAAGCAAATTGTTCATTTTCGCCTCCGCTACATACCTCAACGGGTCTGCCCAATGGGACGCATTGTCATGCACAATCTCATTCTTAAATATGCCTCCCTCGCTTACCTCCGGCTTGCACCTGTAGCTTAACCAGTAGCTATACGCCCTGCCTGTCCCCTCCACGTCAAACCGAAACAGGTCAAACATCCCCAAAAGGTAATTGATGCCTATCCATTTGTCTTTCGATTTCGGTAACAACTGTATGCCCGGCAACCCTGCCTCCTGCCACATCTGCGCCTGTGTCATCCCCGTGTCCGTCATGTACCCTCCGTCATGCGGAAGAAAGTTTGCCTGTAATGTCGGATATTTGCTTTTGAGCCTTGTTACACGCTCTGCCACACGTTCGCTTGCATGCAACCCGCTGTCCAACTCCAATACGTTGATGAAGGGGCCGTCCAGCTGGAATACAAGGTTAATCGTGTTCAGCGGCGCTCCCAAGTCCCATGTGCAATAGCATGGCTTTGTTGCGTCATAGGCCAACTTCCGAAAAGCGCCCTCCTGTACTGCCTTGTCCAACACCGCCTCCAATATGGCCCCCTCCATCGGAACCTCAAAAGCCTCTTCCAAGGTCGAAGGGTACTCCTCATTCATCGACACCCCGTGTTGCCTCTTGGCCTGTTGCCACCAACGCTTTTGCTCCTCGGTTACAACAATCCCGCTCTTGCTCCTAAGCGTCTCAAAATAACTCTCTGTGGCCGCATTTATCGCCTCTCCCCCCTTCGATTTGTTGTTCTCGTCACTCCACCACGGCAAAAATACCACATGGAAATCTTTATCCCCACGCTCCTCCTCCGGCACGCTCAACGCATTCATCACGTTTTCGTAGAATACCCCTCGCTTCCCGCCTCGTACCGTCGTCTCTACGAATATAAAGCCGTCCTTGGCCGCCGGGAATGTGCCGTTTACTATTTCGGCCGCTCGCTTCGGTTCGCTCGTCGCTATGGTGCCAAGCTCTGATATGTGGGCAAAACCAAGCCCACTGCCTCGGAAATATTTACCGCCAACTATCTCGCTGGCCCTCCTCCCTGTCATCTTCACTATGATGCGGGACTGGAAATAGCTTATCTCAAACAACCCCGGCAATTTCCGCTTCAAACTGTCCAAGGCTACCTTCACAATGTCCGTCAGCTTTTCCTTTGCGTCTCCCAGCGTCCTGTCCACCAACGCCAGTTTCCACCCCTCCTCAAAAGCCGCCATGTCTGCCATCATCACTCCTATCGCCGTAGAACACCCCTGACGCCTACTCTTTGGTATCAAAAAACGACGCTTCCCCTCACAGTAACACGCCCGGTGCAACTCCTCCTGAAACTTCCTCGGCTTGTATGGTATGATGTTCCCGTCCGTGAGTTTTATCTCATACAAATGCGATATCCTCCACATCGGGTCTTTCAACAACTTGGCTATCTCGCTTACTTCCATGACTAACGGTTAAACTTTAGCAACGCTTCCGCTTCGCTATATATCGGTCCCTCTACTGCATCCTCAACTAGCCTGCACCTCACAACGTCCCATACCTCCGTGTTATACTTCCTCCTAGGCAACGGCAGGTCAAACACCTTCGCCTCCGATAACAGGCACGACGCTTCCTTCTGTAGCCCTCCTGCCATCATCCCTCGGTAGTACATGTAAGCGTATTCAGGCTTCCGCTTCCACCTTTGCCCACTCCTGTCCTTCTTCCCCTCCCTTACCAAAAACTTGTTCTTGCTCCTCAATACCCACACAAATCCCTCTGCCTTCTCGTCAACACCTCCCCTTTCGGGGGCCATTACGATGCTGTCAACAAACTCTCCTACTGCCTCTTTCTCCATTGCCTCCTCACTTTCCTCTCGCATAGGCGTCCACTCCTTTCGCTATTGCTTCCGCTATTTCCTTTGGCCGCCTCCTCATCACCTCTGCGTCCTCCGGGTTGCTTATAAAGCCACACTCACACAATACAAACGGCATCTTCGTCTTCCTCAATATCGCAAGGTTCGCTCGCCCCTGTACTTTGTTTGCCCTCCCCGGCAACAATACACACAGCTCACTAGCTATAGCACTCGCCAGCCGTGCACCTTTTACGCTACTCGAATAAAAGCATACATGCGCCCCATGAGGCTCCGGATTCAATACCTCCTTGCCTCCTACAATTTTACTTGCGCTGTCGCAATGCAACGATACTCCTGCCTCGTACCCAGACGCATTCGCCGCCTTTATCGTTTCGTTCAAGTCTGCCGCATTGCTCATCCTCGGAAAGTCCAACACCAATACCTCATGTCCAAGTTTTCCCAACTCTTCCACCAGATAGCCCGCTACTACGCATGATACCTCATGCTCTTCCAATCCATTCCCTTCCGCTCCCGTCTTCCGGGCATGCCCTATATCTACGATTATTTTCATACTTCCCCTTTGCTGGGCATAGGCCGTCCAGGACGTAGCGGTTCGCGCACCACGCCTCCTCGCCTCCACCCAACTTCTATTGTTTGTTTGTTATTTGAGGATGCCTCTTGCACCGGACGTTTAAAAAAACTTTACTCTTCCCCTTGCGCCGCCGCCCAAAGGTCTTCCAATACCTCTACTGGCAACACCCACTCCTGATATCGCCCCTCCACGTCATGCTCGCTGTCCTCACCTCGCCACCTTGCCATTGCCTCCTTGCTCGGAAACAAATGCAGTTCCAACCCTCCTTCCTTCTTCTCTTTTACCATTATTCCTACTTCTTTTTCTTTCATAGCTTTCACCTTTCCACTCCTTTTCTCTTCGTCCTCCTTACTACCGAGTCTCCTATTTTCTCTACCCCTCCTACCATCAACACCCTCCGCCTCTTTATCTCTTCCGTCTTCTTTTTAAATCCTTCCAGTTTTACCTGCGCCTTTCGCTTTAATGCCAACTCCTTGCATATTGCCTTCGCCTGTTCCCGGTTCGCCTTCTCCTGCATTTCCCTCGCCTTCCTCTCCAACGCACTCTTGCTCCCTATCACCGCACACCCAGACACCTTCATGTTCCACTTCGCTCCCTCACATTGCGCCCATGTCAGATGCTTCCCTTCCCACTCCTCATAAAACAACTCCCTCCGCTCTTTCGCTTCCTCCTCGTCTTTCGTCCCAAGGCTTATCTTCCTCCTCACACTCCTCGCCTTTGTACTCTTAAACAATAAACCCAAATAATACTTCCCACTTGCACTCCGGTATAAATGATGCTTACTACCCCATTTCTCCATATCCACCTCCCTCACACTCACATACCACCTCTCATCATCTACTAAAAAATCACTCACCTTCTGCGGCCTCGCCTTGTGCAACATCCTTGGATAAAATACATGCTTCCCCCACGGCATCACTCCCATCTCTGCCCTCATCTTCACCATCTCCTTCACCCCTGCCAGAAATCCTCGCTCCGCCTCCGCACACCTCACTCTTATCTCGCCTTCGCTGTTCTTTCTCATTCCGCCTTTACTTTATTTCATCCTTATACCTCTTGTCAACTCTCCTCCGTATCATTCTTCTCTCCGTCTCCCTTACTCCCTCCTAACAGCTCTACCAACTCTTCCCCTACCATCTCTTCCTCCTTCTCCTTCACCTTGTCCCACCCCTTCAACCTCATGTACAACCCAACCGCACTCATCTTCTCCTTCCCACTCATCCCTAGCTCACGCCCTCTTATCACCCTGCTTAAAAACTCACACAGCTCTCCCTTCTTCAACTCTCCCTCTTCCTCCTTTTTCCCCTCTCCTCCTTCCCTTCTCTCTCCTCCTTTGCTCACCCTCGCCCATACCTCCGGCCCTCCCATCCGCTTGAATATCGCCTGACTCATCCCTCGCCTCGCCAACCCCTCTCCCAACCCCCTTATCACTCCACTCCTAAGCTCCTCTCTCAACTCCTTACACAACTCTTCCATCTGCTCTTTTCCCGTCATACCTCTCTTCTTCTCCCTTCTCCTTCTTTCTTTCTTATTTATTCTTTCTTTCTTCCTCTTCCCTCTTCTTCTCTCCAATCAACTTCCTTTTCTCCTTATACATACTATTTTTTCCTTTTACCTTTTTTTTACTCCTTTTTCTTTTTCTCTAACTAACTACGTTTTCTCCCTATAGGCCGTTTTACTTTTTTCCTATCTCTTTTTCTTTTTTTTTCCTATTACACAGCGTGATACCTTCTTTGTCCAGCGCAAAACACCCGCGACTTTTTCCCCGGCGCCCCCTGTATGGCATGGCAACACACCAAGCACCTAGGAGTAGTTGCGCCCTCTCATGGCCGCCGTCCTTGCCTCGAGCTGATCTGCGTGCGTGCGGCAAAACATGCGAGAAACTAGGCGAAACTGCAATAATTATTCTAATTCTTACGGTTGTGCCGAAAAACGGCTTGCGAGGTTGGCTTGTACGGGCCTTTTGAGAGGTGAGCCGATACACATATCATCCGGGAAAAACGGCGCGTGCTAGGTGGCTTGTAGTGCGTTATCCAAGGTTGACCTCTATGACCTCCGACTTTGCATTATGTGTGTTATGCGAAGTATGATAGAGTATCAATGAGTTATGAGGATTACGCACAAGGAGCGCACGCTCCACTAAAAAAAACTGTTGCGTTTTACCGATAACGGTGCAAAAATCGCCCTTGTCAAGCGGATCACTAACCGCAACTTGATGCTTGAGGCTAGCCGCCCTTGCCCGCTTTTTTAGAGGCAAGCTTGACAACGCGGCAATCGGATATGCACAAAATTGAAAATTTGTCAACAATTCGCAGATAGGTTTTCCGTCCTAGCTAAGCGCACCCTTTATCAACGACTTACGCCAAAATGTCAGGAAATGGCCTTTTTTCCGAAAAATCCAATGATGAGCTCATTTGACCGCCAGGAGGGAGGAGGATTTAGGAGGAGGGAGGGCAAGCTGGTCAGTAACGTTCGACGTGATTAGCCGTTACACCTACAAGCCAACCGCCACGGGAAAGAGGGAGAAGAAACACGGAGGAAGAGGGAACGTCCCCCCCCCTCCTAAAGGTTCCCCCCCCCGGAGAGGGAAAGTAATGAGAGGAGGAAGGAGAAAAAAGGAAGACAAAAAGGAAGAGAGGAAGAGTAGGAAGAGCAGGAGAAAAAAGATATTGGTGAGAGAAAAAAATAATAAAAATCTATTGACAAATGAGAGAAAAAAGATATGATGAAGACATGAAAGGAACACAAGAGCAAAAGGAAGAAAGAAATACGTTTTTAGACGTATTTCCGTTGAAGCGAAAGGCAATAAGAGAGATAAACGAAAGAGTGGGAGGGTTTGAAGAAATGCATATAGAACTTTCGGAAGACGGCGCAATTACGGAATATGTGAATATGTTGGAGTGCTATTTTTACGGGAAATCGAATAGTGAGTCGGAAGAGAAGAAAGCGAAGGTGAAAGAGCTAATAAGGGAAGTTTTTGCAGGAGCGTGCCTAGAAATTAAGGAATTGAAAAGAGGAGACTATACAACGCTTTTTAGCATTGAAGGAAAGCTTATTATTTAACAAAACAAAAAAACAATGAAAGGATAAAAAACATGGGAGAGGAATATCGTGTTGTTGTGTTAGGATGTTTGAAAAAACTAAACACGGAAAAAGAAGTTGTTGAAGAGTATGTGAATTACCTATCAACAATTGTAGCTAAAAGGCAAGTAATGTCGTTTAGCGTGCTCTATGAGGACGGAGGAAATAGAGGGGCGATTGTGGCTACTGGAAGGCAAATTTCAGTAATTGCAGGAAGGGAAGAGATGACTTCGCTTGTCAACAAGATGAGAACTTCGGAGGTAAAAAAATGAAGGCACCTTTTATTTTTATGAATGAGGAATCGGAATATTTTTACATATTTCCAAACGTGTTTTTCTCCAAATCTAAGGGCGCTTTTTTTGCAAACAAAAAAAATAGGCTATGGCCGTTTTATCTGAAATGGTACTTTGTCAAAAATTATCACACCTTTTTCCTAATGGATTATGGATTTGCACCTTGTGAAAGTTTTGACAAAAAAAGAATAAGCAAAGAAGACGTGCAGATCCAAGTAAGAAGGATGCATGAAGAGCTTGATATTATATGCAGAAGAAAAGGCAAGTGTTGCTTAAATAGATTGCCTTTAAATTATCTAACTCCTGAAAAATTATTCAAATTTATTGATTATACAATATCATGAAAACAGAATATTTAGTTGAAACTTATGAAAAATTAGCAACAAATACTTTTTGTATCATTGTTTCTACACAAGTATCAAAAAAAATTAAAAAACCCTTTTTTATAGGATTTTTTGATAAAAGTGACGAAGAGAAAATAATGAAAGAAATTTTTAATATATCCCTTCTCTTCAAAGAAGTTATTAATATAGAAGTTCTAAAAAGAGATAAAAAAACGGCAAGTAGTATTTTATCATATAGAAATGTATTTGCTGATAAAATTAGAAATTCAAGTTTATTCGAAAAAATAAAACAACAAACATTTATAAAATGAAAAATATTGATGATCTATATGGCTATTTAAGTAGATTTTTACGCCAAAAAACAAAAATAGACATTAAAAAAAAGCTAGGAGAAACTAGGGAAGATGAGATTATTTATACGTTAAAAAAAACATTGAAAGGTTTTTTTGAGAGGGAAATTCTAAAAAATATGTTGGAAGAAGCAGGGTTTGAAGATTTTTCGTATCTTTGCCGCATGAACAAAAAGCTTTATAGAATAGATAAAAACACAAAAACAATATTGCCGATTGTGGGAATATGCTTTCAATCTAAAGTTGTTTTACCTCAAGAAATACTCATCAATTATTCATCTCTAAAGAAATGAAAGTCTATCAATTTGAATTCGAAAATCCCCATGAAGAAAGGCGGATCTTCCCGGTCTCCTATCTAAATTTCAATCACGGTTTACGGTGCTTTTTTTCTTCTGTGAAAGATGATTGGAGAATAGGCTCAATTATTGAAGTTTTTATCGCAAATAAGCACCCTAGGAGATTGATTTTCAGAATAGAAAGCCGTCCGGAAGGGGATTTGATTAGCGATTTTCGGAAACACCCACTAAAGGAAAATCAAGAATATAGGTTTAACTTTAAAACTCTAGAAATGTATGAAAAGAGATATTGAATTTTTCTTAACAAAATTAAGAAAAATATTAATTGGAGAAAATTATTTATACTGCATACCAAAAAAAGAAAGAAGAAATATTGAATTTCTTAATAGTGTTGTCCGTATAAAACTAAAAAAAAGAGATTCTTTGATATTTGTTCGAGACAATAGAAGATTCTACGCTTTACCAGAATATGAGTATCTGGGTTTTAAAGGTGTGTTGTTTTATGGGGGAATAGCTAAACTAATGAAAGAATATATCAATATTTATGAATTAGGGGGAAAAAACGTTTATAATAAAAATGATGCTTTTGTATTAGCTTGTGAGGAAGTTGACAACAAAAAAGAATTTAAATTAATCAAAAACAATATAGAAATTGATTTAAAAACCTTCCTAGAAACAGGAGAAGAAAAAGAAAAAAAATGAATACAATATATATAATCAAGCTATACTTAACTTGTAGAAACAAAACACCTTTAGTTTCTACAATGTTAGAAAGTGAAAACAACGAAAAGATGATTGAATTTTTAAAAAAATCAATCAGTATTAAATATTTTCTAGTTCTAGAAAATACTAAAACAGGCGAAATAATAAAAAAATATATAACACCTAACACAATAAAAGGGAACACAATCGGCTATCTACCTATCATGCGTAAAACTGGCGGCGGATCTAATATTGGCTTCCTGTTTGTGGGTGTGAAGCCTGTAAACTGGTACAACTACAAAACAAAGCAAGTTTTAGGGCATTTCCCGGAATACGGAAGAACAAGTTTAAGATCTGAATATCCGCACACACGTTGCTTTACGTCAAATAAAGAATTAGCACTAAAGTATTATAAACATTGTGCAATAAATCTTAACAAAAAAGGAATACTCGTGAATTTATCACAAGAGCTTTTCCTAAAACTGCATGACTCAAGGCAACATGTGGAAGAATTGTGGGAAGTTTATTCACAAATCAACAACAAAAACAACAATAACCGTATTATTTTTTAAAAAATGAATTCAAAAGAAACTAAAACTTTGGACTTATTGTTCAATTTTGTAAAAGTAAATTACAAGGAAGTTCTTGAAGAAGAACTTCCTGATAATTCATACAAAAATCTTGATCCAAAATTCCTGTCGAAATCCAGAAGAAAAATTACGGCTTTCTTGAGATATATCGGAGAAAAAACATTTCGTGGGTGTGTTTATGGGAAAAAGAAAATCAATCTAATAAAAAATTCCGATATGGTAAAATTAAATAAACGGTTGAAAAATAGAATAACTCTAACGCCTGATTTAATTTTACATAACACATCATATTCCCCAGAATATGTGAAAATCCTAAGATTTTTCGTTGAAAACGTTTTATGGGAAAAATTAAATCACGATAACATCGAATATCTTACAGAATATTTAATACCAACTTTAGGTTCAAGAAAAGATGTTTTTGAACATCCAAACATTCCAAAGAATTTTGTATCAACTGGGTTAAGAAGTTATCACTATTTTCCCGATACGTGGGAAAGACCGGATAACTCCAATCTAGAAGAACCTCTTGTTGGCTTGGAGCTAGAAGTATATGCGCGTAATAGATATATTTTTGAGAATAAATCAAATTTCTTCTACATTCAACGTGACGGAAGTCTTTGTGAGGATGCGGGCGGTGCAGAAATAACTACAATCCCCATGACTTTTGATGATCTTATTAAAGATGAAGGAGGTATTGACATATTAACAAAAGATTTCATGCCTCGATTTTCTTGCTATTCACAAAAAGACAACTCAACAGGATTTCATATTCATTTGTCCAAAATTAAATTTAATACAAAAGTTTATGTTTTACTAAAAAGGACATTTTATTGTTTCCCATATGCTTTCTTGACGGAGCTTTTCGGCAGAACAAATGGAGGCTATTGCTTAGCAGAACCTCAAATTCAAAGATTAATGGAATTCGGAATACATCCAAGCGCGGCATCAGAATCAGGGTTGGAAAAAATATTTCAACCTTATTGTGACTCAAGATATCTTGAGCTAAATTTCACAAACAGTAAAACAGTTGAATTTAGACGTGGCAAGGGAACCGTTGATGCTATTTGCATAAAATCCATTTTAGATTTTTGCTATCATATTTATAAATACTCAATTGAAGCACAAAATCTATATAAAAGCGATTTGTTAAGTATTAGACTATTTGTTCAGAATTATTTAATGGAGAACGCCAGAACCGAACGTCTAAAAAAACTTATAAAAAAATATGAAGAATATAAAAAATAAAATTCAAAAAACAATTATCGATACAATTATAATCATTTTTGGACTTTTGATTTACTTTAGCCTGATGTTCGCATTAGGCCTTTGAAGAGCCAATGAAAGAGCCAATGAAAGAGCCAATGAAAGAGCCAATGAAAGAGCAAATGAAAGAGCCAATGAAAGAGCCAATGAAAGAGCCAATGAAAGAGCCAATGAAA